CTGCGCTGGTCGTGTGGTTGACTCAATCCTTAGAGGCTCTCGCCCCTAGGGACCAGTCGTATTAGTGTCTAGCTACATTGCTGTAACTAAACTTGGAGACCTAAATAGTCTCCAACCATCCTCGAACTAACCGTTCGCGGCGAGGAACCGCGTATACCAACCTGCTGTTCTCTGTGCTTCCATCGCATTTTTGTGCGATCTGGACCAGAGAGTCTTGGAGATTCCACCAGGAATCTATATCAGGCCTAATATTAGTACCTGAGACCAAGAAGGACTTAACAACCCATCGATGGAACCTCCTGTTATAACACAGTGACGGTTCATATCTAATGAGCGTTGCTAAGTCGCAAGACTCGTACCTATAGAGTCCCGAAGCATCCGGATTGTTGCATAAAGGCAACTTTCCAAAATGCTTTTGGACTTCACGGTACATCATCTCAGCAGTTAGGGTGTAGCCTCCCATGGACATGGCCTTAGCCAGGTCACAAGAAGATACAGCACCGGTAACAGAGTAAGTATCATACCTCTTCAGTCTACGAGGTGTAACGTCAACGCCGTTGAAGGCGTCAACACCACAGGATTCTCGGAAGAATCCATGCCTAAATGTCTTGCCAATGTTCGGTTTTAAACCGGATCGGATCAAGGCACCTAAGGCGCCATCGTAGTATTTTGAAGGGAATATGATATCATCTCCGAAGACATATATATCGCTACAGTATTCACCATAGCGACACAGAATGCCAGCTTGCACCAGACTGAAGAATAGAAGACTCTGAACGGGAAACGTTAATGCGTTCCCCATAGGAGCCCATTTCTTCAATTCTATGACCCGCTTATCCAGTAGTCTAACTCGGTCAGCACGACTGCAGGAAAGGATACCGTATACGTAATCTCCGAAGAGATTACGCACGAGCTCCTTACTAATGCAATCGCTTGCTTCCTTCAAGTCAAGAGTTACATACTCTCGATTAATTGAAGAGGACAGTGCTAGCCTTCCGTTAACTCTCTGATCAGTGAAGTTAATACTTCCCCGACAAGGAGAGATATTGGAGGTAATAGCAGCCTCGAGTAACCTACGACATCCTTGTTGTATCCATATTGACTCTGCGGGGTGAACGCAAATTAAGCGTGGACCCCTTGAATCTTTAGGGACAGCAACAAGATTGGCGACAATATTGTCGACAACTGAGATTACACTTTTCTGAGCTTCAGCGGCATTAGGATGAAACATCCTAAGTCCATTGAAGTACTCATAATAAGGGTAGTAACTCTCAATAGGCGTATAGATAGTTCTAAAGTTACTCTTCTCATGGGGGGCCCGCGGCGGAAAAACCGCTCCGGGTCCATGGGAAGGAACTATAGAAGACCAGTCAATTCGATGAATCACCGAACTAACTATTTGGCGAGCTTTTCGGAACAAAGGAGCTTGAGAACACGTACTAAAATACGTATCCCAAGTTTCAATGCTACGATCAGTTTCTTCGAATTGCGCTTGCGCGCTCTCGAGTTGTTCATTGGTTGGTGCAACCTCGGTCTTATAGCAGAATAGAAGCAACTGCCTAATGTACCTGAGCGTCAACGGGTCCAATGAGGACCTGAATCTTTCACTAAGCGGTTTTATCCACTCAGGAAAGGGAGGATACTCTCCTCCATGCTCAAGCCAACTAAGCAGCTGTTTATCTAGCTTAGGCCCTTCTATAAGAACCCAATCATCTGTGATCGTTTCGGGAGTGTCAAGTGACACTTTACCTAACCTACAGATGTCCGCTAGCAGGCATTTATATAATAAGTATACATATGGCGTCCCAAGCTGGGATTGCCCGTCTGCTATCTTGTTGTGTGAAACGTTCATGACGACTTTCCCCCTTTTAAAAGGGAGTAGGAAATCATGACACCAGTAGAGTGGAATCGGTATTCCACCTTGATAGAAGTCCATTTTACAAGACTCCTATAGCTTCTAGAGAACTCGATAATCGCATCAATCGCTTCAGAGCGACTGGTATGATTCTCAGACCAACAGTAGTGGAGTTTTTGATTCCCTACGTTAGCTTTTAGTTCTCTCGTCCGCATAACTGTTACCTCTCCATCAATTCCGTCATCCATACGCATCATACCGGCTACGAAGTAGCCGAAATGTGATACAGTGGGGAACTGAAGCTCTTTACCTAGGTAAAAAGCGGTGAAGTGGTATTGCGATACCTGATTGTTCGTTTTCATTTGGATATATATCTAACTGACACTTACAATTAATGTTAATTACTAATATTAGCAGGTACTAACAAATAGTTCTACTGCTCACCATTGCCCAAGATCTCATCCTTGAGATCCAGGCCGGAGGTGTTAGTGGAACTATGCATAAGGTTTGTCAACAGTGCCTCAATGGCATTGGTGATTGAAACCGTAACCAGCGGATCGATCGGCTTGGTACACACAGCATAGTAGCTGACGGGGCGTATAACCCCATCAGTCATAGCCATGTAATAATCCAACCGTACGAGGGTACGCTTACCCGGCTTTTTAGTTGCCGTGTCAACGTAATCCTGATGTTTAATCAGGAGTTCGGTGGGCAATGTTGCCCCCCTACTAGTCTCTCGACGCAGTGATCCGTTTTTATCGGAGTACACTAAGTTGAATGACAGGCTATTGATGGTCAAGTTATTGTCCATATGTTTATAACTGTTAACTAACGTTTAGATCTAAGGTTCGCGGCCATTTGGGCCACAAGCGCAGCAGTGATGCTGGCTTGAGATTTTCCGAACCTCACATTGAGTCCCACGGAAACGTGGGGATCAACGAGTTTGCGGTGATAGAAACCTAACCTACACTGCGCTATCTGTGCACCATCAACTGACGAAGTTAAGGAAGTGTTATACCGGAGCTTATATATCTCCGCAATAACATCCCACTTCGTGCTGATGCATGCTTCCTTCACCTTCTTGGTATTGCCCGTAAGGGCATTATCAAGATAATTAAGGACACCAGATAAGTCCACGAACCAGTCAACTACAAAAGAGAATGGAATTCTCTCCCATAGGAAACTGGCGGGTCCGACGGACCCGAATCGAGAGGCCAAGAAATCGAGCTTCTGAAAGAAGTCTCCAAAATACTTGTTCTCACGGACTCCTCGTACGGTACATGTCAATGATGGAACGACACTCCAAGGTTTTAGAGTGGCGGTCCACGATCTATCTGTATCTGGACTTGAACCGAAGCCACTGGGAAGATTAGTACCTTCATGCCCAAAAGGCATGACGGCACCAAGAGCTGACCGGTGGACGGATATGTCCTGTCCTGCGTTCGCAACAACGGATTTAAGGCGCTTAGAATAAGTTTTAAGGCCTGACCCGATTTTGCGAATATCTGCGGCTATCGGCGCGACGCCAAACTTGTAATAGAGATAACCACTAGAAACCGCTGCAACCTGGTTCTTTAAAGAACGACGGTTGAAGAGGCGTTTTAGGGATTCTCTACTACTAACACGTCCAACCCCCGTAATTCGGGCGATGTTGGACAGTTTGGCTCTGAGGGACGAGATTCCCGTAACAAGCTCAGGGCTTTCAACTAAATTAAGGAGGCTATCAACCTCATTAGTATTATAGAAAGCATCAAGCGTATTGCGGAGTAGCTGTTCTTCAGATAAACTAAAACGAACAGGGACATGGTCATGATTAACAAAATCATGAGAACCTAGGCCCCATTCATGCCAGAAGCAATTCGAACCACTACTTATAAAAGTATTGGTACCGGAGACAAGAGTTGTAGAGGCTATATTAGACCTCTCCAATTTCTTCTTTCGGTGAATGACTTCTTTAAAACGATGAGACTTATCGTCATCATCGGACATGTACTCAGTATCCACTAGCTCGTCAACATTACTTCCAGCAGAGACTGTATAGGACCCATGTCCTACCCATTCCTGATTGAAA